GTTCATTATATAGCTTAGCCGCATGCTGTCAACAACTATTTCAATATATTTACAATTAATTTCATATGGCCTAGATATAAGGAGCGGGCGCGCGCGAATACTACAGATGACAACCATTGTCAACCTTTAGGCTACAAATAAATACCTTGCGCTGTGGTTGCTAGTGTGGTACTAGTGTGCGCATATGGCTGCATATGTACCACATTGCATCCTCACTCGCAACTGTTTCCAAATGTATCCGTGACTATTCCTGAGCATCCGGTCACCATTAGGCTTGACCATGGCCCGCGTGTATGCTTAGGCTGCCCGCGTGACTCTTATGGGCCTTGTGGTCACCGATGGGCCTTGGCTTTTGTGTAGCTGTGTGATAAACGGGCACGGGGGGGCCTGCGGTGTCACGGGAATACTAACGGTACCCTCCGGTATACAAAAAAGTAGCAATTTAGGATTATACACAAGGAGTCATATGCAGTCATAACCCGTTGTTATACAAGTGTATTCATATGTCAAGCCTTATGTGGCGGCGGGTTGAAAAAAGGACACATGTGTAATGACAATGTATGACATGTCAGCATGATAATTAGTTGTAAATAGTTCTTGACTTCTCCTTTAAAATATGCTATAATATATAGTATAACTAAGTAAGACAAAGTAAACCAAGTGCCTTAAGGCTACTTAAGTAAATGTTTAGGGATTAACTTTAAAGATTATCATTAAAGATTACCCTTAAGACTACTTAAGTATACTTAAGATAACCAAGGAGTATATTTTGAGTGGTAATTTAGAACAAGACCCTTTGGAGTGTCAGCCTACCTCCGCGAAGCGGAAAGGTCGCCCAAAGAAGGCCGTGGTATCGTCAAACAAGCGGGGCAACCGCAAGTCAGTAGGTCGCCCTAAAGGTGATGCTGCTACAATCAATGAATACAAAGCTAGAATGTTGGCATCCCCTAAGAGTAGGAAGGTGCTGGATAGTATCCTCAACGCTGCATTAGATGATGATCATAAGAATCAGGCAGCAGCATGGAAGCTATGCATGGATAGACTGCTTCCTGTCAGTTACTTTGAGAAGGATAAGGCAGGAGGAGGCAGAGGTGCCATCAATATCAGTATAACTGGTGTAGGTGGGGAAACTACTGTTATATCAGGCTCAGAGGACATAGAGGATGGAGAGTATAGCGATGTATGATGTTGATCAAGACCTAGATTACTTCACAAAGAAAGAGTTTGCCTGTCAGCACACAGGTGAGAATGAAATTAAAGATACATTCCTATTGAAACTAGACCTGCTTAGAGCTAGGTGTGGTTTCCCATTTGTTATCACTAGCGGCTATCGTAGCCCCGAACATCCGATTGAATCGAGAAAGGAGAAAGCAGGAACTCATGCCCAAGGCATTGCAGCGGACATTAAAGTTAGTACGGCACAACAGAGGTACACGCTGGTTGAGGAAGCTCTCAAGATGGGATTTGGAGGCATTGGAATACACAGTGTCTTCGTCCATGTTGATATGCGCCCTATTGACGGTAATAAGTCTCCTGTAATGTGGTTGTACTGAGTGACTGATCTTAATGTCTCACTCCTGCCGTGGCAACAAAAGGTATGGAATGATCCGGTAAGGTTTCAAGTCATTGCTGCTGGTAGACGTACAGGTAAGTCTCGCTTGGCTGCGTGGAAGTTAATCATTGAAGGTTTAGCTGCTACTAAAGGTAGTGTCTTCTATGTAGCTCCTACGCAGGGTCAGGCTAGAGACATCATGTGGGATATGTTGCTAGAGTTAGGCAACCCTGTGATAGCCTCCAGTCATGTCAATAACTTACAGATCAAGTTAGTTAATGGTGCTACCATAGCCCTAAAGGGAGCCGATAGACCAGAGACCATGCGTGGTGTCAGTCTTAAGTTCTTGGTTATGGACGAGTACGCTGATATGAAGCCAGAGGTGTGGGAGCAGATCCTAAGACCTGCCTTGGCGGATCAGAAGGGTTCAGCGATGTTCATTGGTACGCCAATGGGCCGTAACCACTTCTATGACTTATATACGTATGCCTGTGTATCCGATGACGATACATTTGCTGGTTATCACTTTACAAGCTATGACAACCCTCTTCTTGATAATGCAGAGATTGAGGCAGCTAAGAAGTCTATGTCTACCTTCTCCTTTCGACAGGAGTTTATGGCATCCTTTGAGGCTCAGGGTAGCGAGCTATTTAAAGAAGACTACATTAAGTTTGATGATGAGGAGCCCAACGGTGGTGAGTATTATATTGCTGTCGATTTGGCAGGATTTGCAGATGTACAGAAAGTCACGACCAAGACTAAACGCTTGGATCAGACGGCTATCTCTGTTGTTAAAGCGAGTGATAATGGCTGGTGGGTTGCTAATATCATACATGGCCGTTGGGGCGTCGAAGAGACTGCCAGAAGAATCTTTGAAGCAGTCAGAGACTACAAGCCAGTAGCTGTTGGTATTGAGAAGGGTGCATTAAAGAACGCTGTATTCCCGTACCTCAATGATCAGATGAAGAAGAACCAAAGATTCTTCCGTATTGAAGAGCTTACTCACGGTAACAAGAAGAAGACGGATCGTATCGTATGGGCGCTGCAAGGTCGCTTTGAACACGGTACAATAACACTTAACAAGGGCAGTTGGAATAGTCAGTTCCTAGATGAACTCTTCCAGTTCCCTAACCAGTTAGTCCACGATGACTTAATAGATTCCTTGGCGTATGTAGACCAGTTAGCTAAAATTGCTTACGCTTTTGACTATGAAGAAGATGACTATCAATTTTTAGATAAATACTCAGGGTATTAACTATGGATTTTGAAAAGAACGAACATTTCTCGATTGAGCAAGATGTTGAAGGATGGGTAATGGAGAAGTGTCAGGAGTGGCGTGATCACTTTGACTCTAACTATTCAGAAACCTTTGATGAGTATTATCGCCTATGGCGTGGACAGTGGGCTTCCGGTGACAGTACTCGTGAGTCAGAGCGTTCTAAGATTGTCTCTCCTGCGCTACAACAGGCTGTTGAGTCATCCGTAGCTGAGCTAGAGGAAGCAACCTTTGGCCGTGGTAAGTGGTTTGATCTTAAAGACGATTTAATGGATCAAGATAACGGTGACATTGTGATGCTACGTGAGCATCTATATGCTGACTTTAAGCGTGACAAGATACGTAAAGGTGTTGCAGAGTGTATCCTAAACGCCGCCGTGTTTGGCACAGGCATTGCTGAGATAGTAATGACTGAGGAAAAGGAACAAGCTCCAGCTACTCAGCCTATCATGGGTGGAGAACTACAGGCCGTTGGTGTTACTATACGTGACCGTACCTCTGTAAAGCTTAAGCCTATTATGCCACAGAACTTCCTTATTGATCCTGTTGCTACTTCCGTTGAGGAAGCACTAGGCGTTGCTGTAGATGAGTTTGTATCTCGACATGTCGTTGAGCAGCTACAGGAGCAAGGTGTCTACCGTGATGTAGATATTGAGGAAGCTGCGCCTGACTTAGACATTGAGCCAGATCAAGAGCTAACTGTCTTTGCTGACAATAAGGTACGCTTGACTAAGTATTATGGTCTTGTTCCTCGTCACCTTCTTGATGAAGCTATGTTGGAGGAAGCAGATGAAGTACTTGCTGAACTAGTAGATGGTGAAGAAGAAGATAAATCCTACTATGTGGAAGCTATTATTGTCATTGCTAATAATGGTACTCTCCTTAAGGCTGAGAAGAACCCGTACATGATGCAGGATCGTCCTGTTGTCTGTTTCCCTTGGGATGTCGTTCCTAGCCGCTTTTGGGGCAGAGGAGTATGTGAGAAAGGCTATAACAGCCAGAAGGCGTTAGACGCGGAATTACGAGCTCGTATTGATGCTCTTGCTCTCACTATCCACCCAATGCTAGCAATGGATGCTTCACGGATGCCTAGAGGCGCTAAGCCAGAGGTAAGACCGGGAAAAGTTATCCTTACCAACGGTGATCCACGAGAGATCCTACAGCCATTTAACTTTGGTAATGTTAGTCAAATTAGCTTTGCACAGGCCGATGCCCTACAACGCATGGTACAGACCGCTACAGGCGCTATAGACTCAGCCGGTACCTCAGGGTCTATTAACGGCGATGCGACCGCTGCGGGCATCTCTATGAGCTTAGGAGCGATCATTAAGCGTCACAAGCGCACATTGATCAACTTCCAAGAGTCTTTCCTTATTCCTTTCGTTACAAAGGCCGCACACCGCTATATGCAGTTTGAGCCTGAGATGTATCCTGTTGCTGACTATAAGTTTGAAACATCAAGCAGCTTAGGCATCATTGCTCGTGAGTATGAAGTAACACAGCTTGTACAGTTGCTACAAACTATGTCTCCAGACACGCCTATGTACCCACAGTTGGTACAATCAATTATTGATAACATGAACTTGGCTAATCGTGAAGAACTTATTGCTTCCCTTAAGCAAGCTAATGAGCCTAATCCAGAAGCACAGCAAGCACAGCAGGCTTCTCAGCAAGCAGCTATGGCTCTACAGGCTTCACAGGCTGCTGCTCTTAACGGACAGGCACAAGAGTCCGCAGCACGAGCGCAGAAGCTTACAATGGAAGCTCAGGCTATCCCACAGGAGCTTGAAATCGACCGTATTAAGGCCGTAACGACCAATTTACAGGCTGGAAC